GCACAATGTTCTCGCTGACTGAGAACAGTCACAAGGGCGTGCCCACGACGCCCACCCACCCCTCCACGATCCGTGGAGAACCCCGAGAGACAACTCGGTTCTGAGGATGCACAAACAGGCGTACGGTAAATTTTATGGGCGATATCATGGCTGGCTGACAGCATAACCATGGCTACAGACCGTGCGTATCAGGGGTAGGTCATCATGCCTGGGACCCCGCGGTGCACTCCACCGCAAACCCAACTGTCAGCGTGGACCCGTTCGTTAAGAGCTACGCGGGAAGACGTCACCTAGGGATTCTTAAGAACAGCACTATTTCTGTACCGGCCTCGGCCACCGTACCACGGGTCACACCCGAGCGGGCGTCCTCACCCGCCGCCTCCCTGGCGCGTACCACAAGCTACCTACTGATTATATTGCTGCTCACCCTCTGCGTCGTTGGGGTCGGTGCCACGAACGTGCCGGCCCTCTACGACGAGCGCTCATGGTGGGAGAAGACCTTCTGGTCCCACTACTTTGACTACGCCCGCTGGGGTGAATACTCCCAGTTCGCGTACACCCGTGGCATGGTCCATTTGCGGATCATGTGCTACACGGCTATTAGCCTGCCCATCACACTCGCTGTGCTTGTGGCAGGCACGCTGCTCTTCCACCGCTGTCCCTGGGTCTGCGCTGCCACTACGGTGTCGACGTGTCTCGGGGCACTTAGCTCGGTCGGGCGCATTGATCCCAATGTGTCCTGCCTACTTCTCGCGGTCGGAGAGCGCCTGGTTGCGGCTTTGGTGCTCAACACTGTTGGTACGGCGGTCATGTTTGTGAACGTCTCCATCATTGCATGGGTAATCATGGCTGTGTATTGGGCATGTAGCATGGCGTATTTTACGGCGGTGCTCATCCTGTATACCACATATTCCATTTTGGTTATGTTGGGACCAGTGGTGGTCATCGTCGTTGCAGCCTTCTTCGTCTTGCCCGCCGTCATGGCGGAAGAGGTAACACGAAGCGTTGCAGTTTACGCTGCCCCCCCTCCCGTATTGGCGGGCCCGTGGAAGTGGTCCGATTTGGTGGAAGGCCTGTCCGGTCTGACACCCGGGGGGATGTGGAACAGAGTGTATGAGGCCGCCTTTAGCTGGGAGGCCCTCTGCCTCTCACTCGCCAGCCTGGTGCTCTACGTGGGGATGATGCTCCACCAGGCATCGATTCGGAGATACAAATTCCGACTGCTGGCACAGCGCATAGGTGCACGCCCTAGGCGATTGTACCGATCCGTGATCCACGGCTTCTGGGATTGCATCATTCGTGGTGACTTCACTGGAGCTGTGAATTACGTACGTGACCTAGTTTATCTGGGTTACGAGGCCGGAGACGTCCGGGCCGCCATGGTCATCTATAGGGTGCGCCAGGGCGGTAGTTATGGCGAGTTGTTCAACCTTGTCGCCATGTGCCCTCTCCTTCCGTTTGGTATTACCAACAATGCGGAGGAGATTCTCGCTTGGAAGTTCATCAATGGTGTCTTCCAAACGACACGCAACCCTGTTTTGCGCGCAGTCCGAGAGGTGGACAAAGACACCCTCGCGCGCAGCGTCATTGCGGCCATGTGGATTCCGGCTATCGGTGAAATAGTCCTTCGGGACTTCCGCAAGTCGAATCCGCCCGCTAGACAATAGGGGTGCCCACGCAACATAGACACGGTCACTACAGGCGTGCTGTCACCATTGGTGTACGGCATTGCCGGTCGGGGGTACCGAGTCAGAATGGCGCGGGGCACAGTGGGAAGGGTCAAGCAGGTCACACTGTTAGCACCCGGGCTTACACGCCCCTGGGAGGCGTGCGCGAATAACATTGTTAACGCGACTCGTGCAGCGCACGAGCGCATTTTCACGGTTCCGAGCGCAAACGGGAGGGTCGCCCCTCCCCAACCCAGTACTAGAGCGATTAGACTGCTCCATCCTTTCCGGGTGCAATTTTGGAGGCGTGCGCCCCCGACCCGGGTCCTGGATGCAATGGAATTTCCGTTGCGCTACAAGGACCCGTGCAAGCGTGCACTCTACACTCGGGCAGCGATGGTTTTCCTGTCCACCGGCATGCTCAAGGCTTACGCGAACATCAAGATGTTCGTTAAAACCGAAAAGCGTGAAGCTGGGCCGGACAAGGCGCCGCGGGCTATCCAGCCACGCACGCCAGAGTTTAACGTAGGCGTCGGGCGGTTCTTGAAAGATTTCGAGTGTACCGCCGTGCGCGCCGTCAAGCGCATCTTCCACGAACCCACCATCACCAAGGGTATGAATGCGGACCAGGTCGGCCGAATCCTCGCCGGCAAGTTCTATTCGTTTCATAACCCCGTGGCTGTGGGCCTGGACGCCGTCAAGTTCGATGAGCATTGTTCCCAGAAGATACTTGCTTTCGAGCACTCATTATACAATGGTGTGTTCAAGAGCGGTGAACTCAAGAGGTATCTCCAAATGCAATTGACCAACCACGGCGTGTCGCACCAAGGCGACAAGAAGCTGGTATACACTGTGCCGGGAAATAGGATGAGTGGGGACATGAACACGGGCATGGGCAACTGTTTGCTCATGTGTGCGATGATCTGGACCTATCTCAACCACTACGGCATAGACGCAAAACTCGCCAACAATGGCGACGACTGCGTGCTGTTCCTCGAGCGCGGCGATCTTCCGCGTCTCGTTACGCTGCCAGCTTTCTTCCTTAGATTGGGATTTAACATGACGGTGGAGCCACCCTCCCATCGGCTGGAGGACGTCGAGTTTTGCCAATGCCGCGTGGTGGAGCATCAGCCTGGTAAATTCCGGGCCGTGCGAAACCCTAAAAACAGCATCCCCAAGGATCTCATGACAACCAAGAAATTGAATGTCAAGGAAATCCTGTACCAGCGGGGTGCAGTAGCGGCCGGGGGGCTCGCCCTTGCGGGCGACCTCCCCGTGCTCGGCGCCTTTTACAGGTGGATGGATTCTGGCCAGCGGGGAGCCAGGATGGACATTGGTTATGGGTTCCGGCAGCTTGTCGGGACTCTCCAAGTCAAATATGCAGAACCGAGTGATACGGCTCGAGCATCGTTCGCGTTGGCTTTCAACGTTTCCCCATGTGAACAGCTCGAGATCGAAGCTTGGTTCCGTCGGAACCCTTTCGATGCCGGGGTTGCCGACTGGTCGGAGTCGTGGTGGGCAAACTCCTTCTAGCCCCGCAAGATTTAGTCATAAATCGAAACAAAACTAGCATTACAAA